CGTGGGCCAAACTGATCGTCGGTGATGATACCGGGTACTGGAACCTGGCCGGAGGAACCACCTTCAATATCGACCACCCGATCCTTTATCCCGCCGCAAATGGTACAGCAGGGTATTATTTCTCAAACGCCTATATCTGTTATCCAACCGTCAGTCTGCGGACAGTAACCGGGGATGACAATTTCGCAGTCACCGCCCGCAAGATGGTGTACCTGGTAGGCCGACTGAACGGCAGGCAGTTCACGGTCCAGAGCACGAATTGGCTTACGACCAGCCCGGCTGACTCGACTGGAATGCTAACCTTCATTTCCTTAGGGTACATGTACAACACATACCAGATG